CATTCAAGGCCGAAACGATCATTGACCCCTACATGGGCAGCGGGACAACGCTAGTAGCGGCGAAGAACTTGGGGCGCAAGGCAATCGGAATCGAGATCGAGGAGAAATACTGCGAGATCGCGGCGAAAAGATTGAGCCAGTCTGTATTTGAATTTTCGCCAGAAACAACTACCAAACGGCTTCCGCAAGATGTAAACTTGTTCTATGAAGAGCAAGGAAAAGGAATACGTGGCAGCGTACTGGAAGCAGTGGAGGATGAAAAATCAGCCTCCGAGACTCCGCCTTTGTTCATCGTGCCGGAGTGAGTTTTTCCCTCATGGTCCACAAAAAAGATGCGACAAATGCCGGACGCTGATATGTAAACAATGCGGAGAGCCATTCATTCCGCAAGAGGCAAGGATGAGTCAGGTGTTCTGTTGCAAGGATTGTGACAACGCGAGCCGGAAAGGGAGGGTACCCCCACAGTTAGAAGGGAAGCGTGGGACGAAGCCCCGCACCTACCATCTTCGGAATCGAGATAAGCATGGTTCGGCGGAAGACAGGGAATGGCGTATCGCCATATTTGAGCGGGATCATTACACCTGCCAAGATTGTGGCCAGACTGGAGGACGGTTGCAAGCACATCATATTGAAGCGTTCAAAGCGCGTCCTGATTTGAGGCACGTTCTCTCAAATGGGCTAACGCTCTGTATTCCCTGCCACAAGAAAACAGACACGTTCGGATGGGCTAATTATTGGCGTTCACAGATCGCAGCCAAGCGCCTGAGCCAAGAGGTATTCGCCTTTGAGACAATTGCATGAGAAAGCGCCGGTCTGAAGAGGAAATGCTGGCCGAGCCTACGCCAGTGATGTATTCCAAGAGTCAGATTGCCTTACATGACGGTGTGCGGAGCAGCTTCCCATGCTGGCGCGGGTCACGTCCGTTTGACTTCCGTAACGGTTGGACACGCTTAGGCGATTTCTTCGCTGAGGGATACTACCTGCGTGACGAAATGAGAGAATTGGTGCATAATCGTTTTGGAGTGAGCCTTTAATGGAAAACGAAAAGCCTACCGAGCAGCCGTCAAGCAGCCGTGATCGTGTCCGCCGTTACCGCGAGAGGAAACGCAAAGGTAACGAACTTGCAACGCAGCGAATCAGTCCGTCTGCGATTCGGTTGGCTCTTGAGGAGCCAGTCGAGCGCGTCCACTATCCTATCCGCATCCCTGTGATACCGAAGGGAGTAGCTCCGCATGGGGTTACGCTCCAGGTGGCAATGGACTCAGAGCCAGCCTACGAGTGTGCGCGTCTGGCAATGGACGCTGGGCCGCAGTTCGGCTCACAGCTTTATGCGTACAGCAACATCGAAGGCTTCCCCGGCTACCCGTACCTGATGCTTTTGGCTCTGCGGTCTGAATACCGCAACATGGCGACGGCGCTGGCTACGGAATTGACGCGCAAGTGGATTAAATTCAACAGCACAGACACCGAGGATGAATCGACCAAGACGAAGATCACGGAGATTGAGCAGGCGTTCACTGCACTTGGAATTCAGGGCATTATCCGCAAGGCTGCTGAGCATGATGCGTTCTACGGGACAGGCCAGATTCTCATCAATATCAAAGGGGCGGACCCAAAGACGCCGCTCATCATCGACTCGCGCACAGTCAAGAAAGACAGCCTGATTGGATTCAAGAACGTCGATCCGATCTGGACTACGCCGCTGATGTACAACTCCCTGACGCCCTCCAGCCCGAACTTCTACAGGCCGGATAGTTGGTGGGTGATGGGTGAGCATTGGGACGCATCGCGGCTAATCGTCACAATCACACACGAAGTGCCCGACATCTTCAAGCCCGCGTTCAACTTCTCAGGTATGAGTCTTTCGCAACGTGCGGAGCCTTATGTCAATAATTGGCTGCGTACTCGGCAGAGTGTTTCTGACCTCATCAACAACTTCTCTGTCCTTGTTCTCAAGACGGCAATGGACCAAGTACTCACAGGCGGGGATGATGGCTCAAACCTGTTCGCCCGTATCAAGTTATTCACGGCCACGCGAAGCAATAAGGGCGTGATGGTGCTGGACAAGGATCGCGAAGAGCTTGAGCAGTTAGCTGTACCGCTGGGTGGCTTACACGAATTGCAGGCCCAGGCGCTTGAGCAGCTTTGCGTGGTGTCACGGATGCCGTCAACCGTTCTAACGGGCATTACTCCATCAGGCTTTGGCAATGTAGCCGAGGGCGAGGTTCGCATCTGGTACGACTACATTCACGCCCAGCAAGAGGCGCACTGGCGTGATGCGATAGACAAGATGTTCAAGATAGTCCAGATGTCGATGTATGGAGCGATTGACCCGGAAATCACGTTTGAATTTGTGCCACTGTACGAAATGACGGAAGAGCAGGAATCAACCATCCGCGTCAACGACAGCATCCGGGCCGGGAACTTGATTGACAGGGGCGTGATCGATGCTCAAGAAGAGCGCGAGCGGCTGGCGCGTGATCCAGAGTCGGGCTACCAGGGGATTGATATTTCTAAGGAGATTGCGCCGCCGGATGAAGCGGAGGAGCAGGCGCAACTTGGAAGGGGAACAGACTCAGCTTTGGGATACGACGCTGATTTTGTTGAGAGCGAGCATCCGCGAGATGAGGATGGGAAGTTTGGGAGCGGTGGAGGTGAAACAGATAATCAGGGTCGTAATTTGGCTGCGGTAAAAGAGCATTTCGACTTTCTTTATAGAGAATCGGAAGAGGGGAGGGAACGATCTCATGCAGCGCACGAAGAACTGGTCAAAAAAGTTCCACTTCCAACATGGGCGCAAGTTAAAGGCGTTCAGGTTCTTCGTTCTGGGAATAGCAAATACGTGGCCGCTCCTCGGAATGGGAAACAAAGCGCAGCATCTTACGATGTCATAGACATAGAAAAGGGGGAACTTGTAACCCAGTTAAAACGTGACGAAGTAGCGAAATGGTTGCACAGTTCAGCAATTAGGGAATACGAAGAGAAAGAGCGCATGGACGAGATTGGAAGGGGGACCGCATGAGTAACGACACATTCATCCTGCGCAAGCCAAGGCCGCTGACGAAGCTGGAAGTCATTGACATTCACCTGCTCGTCAAAGCGACACATCCTATGCTCGGATTGCCGCCGAAAACTGAACCGAGGAAACCATGAAAACAATACGGTGGACAATATGCGTTGCCGCATTTCTGGCGTTCACGCTGTACTGTTTTTGGGCTAGCCTCTAGGGGGGCATGGATGCAGCCAAAGCCAAAAATAGCTCGTGCCGTCTGGCCCAACGCCGGTATCCGGCAGCGGTATCAGCGGCGCATGGGCGCGTTGATACGTGAGATGGCTGATTCTGTGGAGTATTGGCTCCAGGCTAAGCGCAAGGCCACGCCGCCGGTCCTGGCCACTGACTCAACCCCCGCAGATCAGATGCAGTTTGAGTTCAGGAAGTTGGCGGAACGCTGGCAGGGCAAGTTTGACGACATGGCTCCCAAGGTAGCCGACTCATTCCTCAAGAACCAATTTAGGGGCACCAGCGCGGCCATGAGGATGGCTCTACGCGAGGCTGGCTGGTCGATTGAGTTCACTATGACAGCGGCTATGCGGGATGCGTTTGAGGCGTCACTGGCGGAGAATGTGGGGTTAATCAAGTCGATACCCTCTCAGTATTTGCAAGAGGTTGAGGGCATCGTGATGCGCAACTACGCGGCGGGGCGCGATCTCAAGTCGATGGCGGCGGAGATTCGAGCGCGATACCACGTCGCCGCGAACCGAGCGGTTCTTATTGCAAGGGACCAAGCCAACAAAGCGAATGCGGTCGTACAGAGGGCTAGACAGCGAGAAATCGGAGTGACTCAGGCAATCTGGATGCACAGCCATGCAGGAAAGACGCCCAGGCGCACGCACGTCGCCATGAACGGCAAGCGGTATGATGTGGCGAAGGGGATGTGGGATTCAGCGGTGCAGAAGTTTATCTGGCCGGGTGAGCTTATTTCTTGCCGGTGTCAGCAGCGATCGGTATTACCATGGACTCCTGCCGTGAGTCCTGATGTAGTCTAGTTTCGCCTTGCGAATGATGGCCTCTTCTTTGCGGATGCGGTTGTCTTTGATGCCTTTAGCAATTCCACAAATGGTCCCGATTGGTAGCACCACGAAGAAGAGCAACAGACAGAAAATAAGAACCCCGAAGAAAATCATTTGTACCTCCTGATAGCCCACCATGCAAGCATGGCAAGTGCGATGAATACCGCGTTGGCGAAAACGTCACTCATGCGCTTTCTTCTGTTTCGCCCGCCACTCCCGCAGGTATCTGGACTGGCATATCGGGCAGCGTTGGCGTCCATCCTTGCCGGTTTTCAGCTTGTGACCACGGCGGCATAAGGGGAAGCGGGTCATAGGCAAACTCAAAACCACTATAAGGCAAATGCCTTTCTTTTGTCAAGTGGGGTCTTGCGCTCCTATTTTCATAGTGCAATTCTCGAAATCGAGACAGCTATGGAGATCGCTTGCGACTCGAAATTGCTAAACCGGCGATACGACGCGGACGGACGCTTGCATATTCTGCGGACGCCAATCTCCAAGGCGACGGTCAATCCCTATTACGGACGCGAGATTCCAGACGCGGACAAGCTAGGCCTGGAGCCGGAGCGGGTGTATTACCTGTTGCGCGATCCGGGGGAACTAGCCAAAGCCGCACCATCATTCGCTCGGAATCAATTAATGTTCGTTCACACGCCGGTGAGCGCGGACGATCCCAAACAGGACAGCATAGCGGGGACGATAGGCTCGGATGTGGAGTTCCAAGCTCCGTACCTGATAGCGGACTTGTGCATTTGGGATGTGGAAGCGATAGCGGGAGTGGAGACGGACACAGTGAGGGAACTATCGGCCTCGTATCGCTATCGGGCAGATATGACGCCTGGGATGTACGAAGGACAGCGGTATGACGGTGTAATGAGAGACATTCAGGGGAATCACATTGCGTTAGTTAAATCAGGCCGCGCCGGGTCAGATGTGATGGCAGCGGACAGCAAACTGGAGATGAAGATGGAAACGAAATTCGGCAAAGCTCTTTACGCAATTCTCTGTGCTGCATCGCCCAAGCTGGCAGCGGACTCCGCTCTCAAGCCCCTGGTGATCGGCCTGACGCGCAAGCAATGCGATTTGCGGGCGCTCGAACCCAAACTGCTCGCCATGGACGCCGAGCTTCGCAAGCCGGAAACCCTGGCCGCGATGCAAGCTGCCAAGGACGCGGAATCCGAAGAGGAGACCGAGGCTGAGAAGAAGGCCCGCGAAGAGAAAGAAAAGGCCGCAAAGGACAAAAAGGCGAAGGACGGCAAGCGCGGCAAGGACGAATCTTTCGGGGAATGGGCGAAGGAAGAAGAGGACGAGTCCGACCACAAGGCCAAGGACGCCGAAGAGGAGTCCGAAGAGGAGTCCGAGGAAGAGCGCAAGGAACGCCTCGAAAAACGCGCCAAGGACAAAAAGGCCAAGGATTGCTCAGCCAAGGACGAGGAAGAGAAAGCTGAGGACAAGATGAAGCACGCAATGGATGAGTTCAAAGCTGACCTTCGCGCCGCCGACGAAGCGCGCCGCGCTGTTCGCACGGTGGTTGGGGACGTGCTGGCTCAGGATTCGGCGGAAGGCATCTACAGCTTCGCCCTTGACCAGATGAAGGTTGACCACAAGGATGTGGTTGGCGTGCCGGCTCTTCGGGCGCTTTTCAATCTCGCACAACAGGCTTCCAAGCCCGCAGTGCGGCAAGCGTTCGATGCGGTTTCAGTGGAAGAGAAGTTCACCGGCGCAGGCCGTCAAATTCAGGTGATGTGAGGAGACGATCATGGGAAGTCCTTTAATCGGTAGTTTTCAGACGCGAGTCAACCAGCAGAACCCTTTCGGGGTTGCGGGAGACTTTGCCAGCGCCAATCCACGGTCAACCGCCCTCACGCCAGAGACAGGGGCGTTCATCGCGGGTCCGAATGGTGTTACTATCGGAAAATTTGCATGGGTAGAATCCGATAATCGCACAGTGACCAACTACGGTCAGGCCGGAACCATTCCGAGGGGATTCGTTCACCGCGACCAGCAGGGTCTTCTGACTCAGTATTTGCAGGCTGCGGGATCAGTCATTCCTCCGGGGTTCCCTGTGACGCTGATGGTTGCAGGAGATTTCCTGGCAACCAATGCGGGTACATCGTCCACTACCATAAATGAAGCGATCTATGCGGCTTATGCTGATGGATCGGTTCTGCCGGGCGCAGCCTCGCTTCCGGCTGTTCCTTCGAGCGTTACGGCGACTCTCGGTTCAACCAATACCGCCTCGCTGGGTTCCACCAGCACTGGCACTGCGGTAGTCGGCAACGCCTACCAGATCACGCTCTCTGTGGTCACTGGTCTGGTTTCAATTGGCGATACAATCTCCGGCGTCGGCATTACCGCTGGGACGCAGATTGTCGGCTTTGTGAGTGGGACATCGGGTGGCGCGGGAGTATACACGCTGAACGAAGCGAACACAGCGGCGGCGGCGACTATCACCACTTTCGGAAATGTGGTCAAAGTCACTGTTTCAACCGGTCTCGTTTCTGTTGGCGATACTATCAGCGGCGGCACAGGCTTCCCGATTGGTGCCACTGTGACTGGCGTGGTTAGCGGTGGCGGCGTGGCAACTGCGGGCGTCTATACCGTCAGCTCGCCCGGAACTCAGTATGTGGCCAGCGCAACCGGCGTCACCACGTTTGGAACGGTGCTGGACATTACCGCTATTACCGGAACACTGGCGATTGGCGCGCCCATCACAGCCACCGGTGGAATCCCGGCTGGGAGCAGTATTGAATCCTTCATCAGCGGCACTCTTGGTGGGGTTGGACTCTATAACCTCAACATTCCGGGCACAGCCTACACTTCCAGCGGAACAATTGTCGTCACTGCGGGAGGAATCCTCACCAACTTTACAGCCCAGTCCGTTTGCAACGTCGGCGAACTGGTACAAATCTCGACGTGGGGTGCGTAATGGACCGTCATCTTGAATCAGTATCGCAGAAGTGGGGCATCAATTTCATGGGGGTTGATGCCCAGTTGCAGCAGACCGAAAAGGAACGCGGTGGTCGGCTGGCTATGGATGCTCAACCCGCCTTGGTGACAGTCTCGAACAGCGGAATCCCTGCGTTTCTGTCTACCTACATCGACCCGAAGGTGATTGAAGTCCTTGTGGCCCCGATGAAGGCGACGGAGATCGTCGGCGAGGAAACCAAGAAGGGCGACTGGACTCTCGAAACAGCAATGTTCCCGATTGTCGAGTCTACCGGCATGGTTTCTTCCTACGGCGATTACTCTGAGACGGGCATCGCTGGCGCGAACGTGAATTGGGTTCAGCGCCAGTCCTACACGTATCAGGTCATTACGCAGTGGGGCGAACGTGAACTGGAAAAGATGGGCCTTGCGCGTATCGACTGGGCCAATCGCCAGCGCGTTGCTTCTGTTCTGACGCTGAACAAGTTCCAGAACAAGAGCTATTTCTTCGGCATCGCTGGGTTAGCAAACTACGGTTTGCTCAATGACCCGTCGCTCTCGGCCCCGATTGCTCCCATCGCCGATACCACGACCGGGAGCAGCCTTGTAACGTGGGCGCAGAAGGCAACTGACCTCACAAATGGAGCGATTGCTGTCTACAACGACATCAAGGCGCTCTATGGACAGCTTGTCTCCCAGGCCAACGGCCTTGTCGAACTTGACATGGCCTCTCCTTTGACGCTGGTCATGTCTCCCACTTCGCAGGTATATCTCACCTTGACCAATCAATATAACGTCAACGTGCAGGATATGCTCAAGAAAAACTTCCCGAAGATGAAGATCGAGACGGCCCCGGAGTACCAAACTGTCTCCGGCAACCTCGTGCAGTTGATCGCAGATGAGATGCAGGGACAAAGGACGGCAACCACCGCCTTTACCGAAAAGCTGCGCGCGCATCCGATCAAGATCGAGCTGTCGAGCTTCAAGCAGAAGCAGAGCCAAGGCACATGGGGAACGATTTTATTCAGGCCGTTCCTGATTTCGCAGTTGCTCGGCGTCTAGCAATCCAACAGGAGTCGCAGAGATGCGGCCTCAGCGCGGCCTAGCGCCGCTCCTTGAAGGGAAATCATGGCAAAGGAAACAGTTCTCATTGGTTGCCGTCTACCAAACGGCCTTGTGTTGCATCACCCCAAGAACCGCAACCTGACAGTGACGCTTGCGGGGGTTTACGAGGCGAAGACTGAAAGCGGCCTCTATCTTCCGCCCAAGATGTTTTCTACCACGCCTGTCGATGCTGAGTTTTGGGCAGAGTGGAAAGCGGCTTATGCGGGATTCGGGCCTCTAAAGACACGGGCTGTATTTGAAGCGCGTTCGGACCAGGAAGCGGAATCGAAGGCGAAAAACGCCGAGAAGGTCAAGACTGGGTTCGAGCCGATGAGCAAGACGGCCAAAATTGATGGCATTGTAATGGAGCCGGCCAATTCGTGATTGCCTCGTTCAATCCCGCCGTTTTCGTTGGCCGCTACCCTGAGTTTGCAGCGGCTTATAGTGCGAATCCCGCGCTTTTCGCTTCGATGTTCGCGGAAGCTGGCCTGTATCTCAACAACACGGATTGCAGCATCGTGCAGAATGTGACGTTGCGCGGCACGCTCCTCAACATGATTACGGCGCATATCGCGTTCCTGAGCGGATTGCTCACCGCAGACGGCCAGCCCCGTCCCGTGGGGCGCGTCAGCGCGGCCAATGAAGGGGCGGTGGGCGCTACCTTCGACTTTACGCCAGCGACGCCTGGAAGCGGCGCATGGTTCGCGCAAAGCCAGTATGGAGCGGCGTTCTGGCAAGCTACGACCTGTTATCGGGGAATGAAGTATTTTGCAAACCCGACGCGGGTGGAAGGGTTCACGGGGAACGGAATGGGAACGAATTGGCTCCCTCGTCCGGTATGACGGTCACGCTCTCGATTGACGCTTCCGAGTTGGAGCGCGATCTGGAGCGAATCGAGAATGAAGAGTTGGAGTTGCCGACAGTTTCAGCGGTCAAGTTTTCTTGCGATGGGGTTTTCGAGGAACAGGTGCCGATTTGGCTACCAGAGCAATAAAGATGTCCGATGCGGTGACAGCCAAGCTCCTCGACTTGGCAAAGCGGGCGCACGGAACAGTTCAGGTGGGATTCATCGACAGCGATCAGGCTCCTATTGCGTTCTGGAATGAGTTTGGACACAAGGGCAGGTTCCCTGCACCGCCGCGCCCCTTCTTCCGCACAATGGTATCGAACGAGTCCGGCAAATGGCCTGAGATGATGGCCGGCGAATTGAAGCGCAGCAAGATGGACGGGCATCGGACTCTGGCGTTCATGGGCGAAGAGATTGAGGGGGCACTCAAGCAAAGCATTATCGACTTGACCGCGCCGCCGCTCTCGCAGACCACGCTTCGCTTGCGCTACAAGTTTGGCAACAATCCACAGAACATTCGCGCCCGTGATGTGGTGCAGGCTCAGAGAGACGTTGCGGCAGGTGAGCCGGTTGCATCAGGAACGCAGGCAAAGCCGCTGATCTGGACAGCAGATATGCTCAACAGCACGTCTTACAAAGTGAGTGAGTGATGGATTTGCGCGGAATCGCCAACACGGTTTCGGATACAGTGAACCCCAATATATCTGTCACTGTGAAGGCATCGACCGGATATACTATCGGCTCTGGCCTCAAGCAGGTTCCGAGCTATGCCGCTCCCGTTACCGGATTCGCTCAGGTCCAAGCTCTCACCGCTGCCGATCTTCGCCACCTCGACGGCCTGAATATCCAAGGTGCTACCAAGTCAATCATCCTACGCGGCGAATTGAACGCCATTGTGCGCGTCAACTCGCAGGGCGGAGACATTGTGATTATTGGAACGCAGACGTGGCTTGCCGTGGCCGTACTAGAGCAATGGCCTCTGTGGTCACGCTGCGCAATTCAGCTACAGGATGTGAACTGATGAGCGCCCCGATTCAATACGTGTCCTCAATTGCGTTGGACTCTGTGTTTGATGCGCTCGGTGCGTTCATACAGCCATTCGTGGGAGCCGCTCAAGTCATCCGCGCTCAGGTGAACCGGGTTGCTATGCCGGTAGGGAGCTTTGTTGAACTGACCGAGATTGCAAGTAGTGATCTTGAAGTCCCTCGCTCCACATACGACGGGGTAAATTTTCAGAGTGACATTATCGGACCTAAGCGCATAATGATTCAAGCTGACTTTTACGGCGCATCGGCTGGCGATTGGTGTGCGGCAATCAAGACGGTTTGGCGTACGCCCTATGCCACCGCGCAATTCCCGGCAGGTATCGCGCCGCTCTATTGCGATGACGGCAACGAATCACCGCTGATAACCGGCGAGGAACAGTACGAGCGCCGATGGATTCTGAATATGCTTTTGCAATACAACCCGATTGTAATTGTGCCTCAGCAATCTGCTGATACACTCAAGATGAACATCGTTGACGATGTGAACGCATAAGGAGTAATTCGATGACGATCCCGGCTTCGCAAATTGCAAACGTAATCCCCGGCGTATTGAGTCCTGGTGGGGCAGGGCTAGTGATGAGCGGCCTTGTACTGACGCAAAACCCCCTGATGCCCGCTGGGCAAGTTCTTAGCTTTGCCAGCGCAACAGCAGTGTCAATATACTTTGGGCCATCGTCGGCTGAATATGCTTACGCGTCAATCTACTTTGCTGGGTATGTGAACAGCACACAACTGCCATCGGCAATCCTGTTTGCACCATTCAACGCGGCGGCGCGGGCCGGTTGGCTTGCTTCTGGTTCTCTAGCAACTGTTCCGCTGGCTACGCTCCAAGGCTACAGTGGAACGCTGACCATTGATTTTGCTGGTGTGCCTCTGACATCAAGCTCCATCAATCTTACTGGAGTTGCAAGCCAAAGCCTGATGGCGGCAGCGATTCAGGCTGCTTTCACATCGCCTCCGTTTGCGGTGACGTGGAACGCGGTGCAAGGTACGTTTGTTTTCACAAGCACGCTGACCGGAGCAACGGAGACTATCGCCTACGCAACAGGCACGCTTGCTGCCGATCTGTACCTCACACAAGCAACCGGAGCAACGCTTTCACAGGGTGCTGCCGCTGATACCCCCGCAAGCGCCATGAACAACGTGGTGGCGGTTTCCCAGAACTGGGCGACGATGAGTTATCTTATCGAACCCTCTCTTGCCTCCAAGGAGTTGTTCGCAGCATGGTTCAGCGAACAGGATGATGAGTATCTCGCGGTGATGTGGGATAGCGACGTGCTGGCCTGCACTCAGAACGCAACCGAACCATTCGGAGTGGTAGCGAAAACAAACAATTACAATGGCGTGATGTGTATCGGTGGCGATCCCTCTCTTGGTTCGCTTGCCCCTCTGGTTCTGAACACTGCGGCCTTCGTACAGGGCATGATTGCCTCCATCAACTTCTCACAAACCAACGGGCGCATTACGCTGGCTGGGAAATCGGCTATGGCGGCTGCGGTCCTTCCGACGTGCGCAAACCTCCAGACCTACACGAATCTGCTTGCAAACGGCTATAACTGCTACGGAGCCTTTGCATCGCGCAATGCCGGATTCACGTTCTTTTCGAACGGCAATATGCCAGGAGCGTTCCCGTGGGCTGATCAGTACGTCAATCAAATCTGGTTGAGCGCACAACTCCAACTCGCCTTACTCAATCTCTACACGGCGGTGAACGATATTCCTTATGACCCGACTGGCTACGGACTGATTCGCGCAGCCCTGGTGGGTCAGCCGACAGCCAATGGCGGAGTGACGTTTGATGGGCCAATCAACAACGCGCTCAATGCTGGCGTGATTCAGACCGGCGTCACACTTTCATCGACTCAAGCCGCTGTGGTAAACAATGCCGCTGGCGCAAGCGTGGCGGGAACGATTCAATCCAACGGCTACTACTTGCAGATTCTCGATCCGGGGGCGACGGCCCGCAATGCGCGGCAAACGCCAATCATCAATCTGTGGTATACAGACGGCGGCGCAGTCCAGCAATTCAGCATGTCGAGTGTGGACATTCTGTAAATCTGTTTTTCAAGGGGTGAAGTATGGGCGGATTCATAAATGCACTGACAGGCGGAGCGAGTACAATCACTTCCGCAAATTCGGTAGTCAGCATGACAGTCGCGGGGCTTTTCCCGTCTCCCGTGCAACTCCAGGGATACTCGGCTGACAAGGCATGGGACACAGCGGCTGTCGTGGTCACTGAAACGCAAATCGGCGTGGATGGCCGCAAGACAGCGGGCTTGGTTTTCAACCCCGTAAAGCAGACATTCGCATTCCAGGCCGATTCTCCTAGCGTCCAGATTTTTGAGGCGATCTTCGCTGCACAGCGCGCGGCCCGCGACGTGTACTATATCTCGGCGACTATCGATCTGCCCGCAACTGGCGAGTCCTACGTGTGCAATAAGGGCACGTTGGAGGATTACAACTCAGTTGCATCGGCAGGCAAGGTTCTGACAATGCGCGAATTTTCGATCAACTGGGCGTCAATTCAGCCCTCAGTCAGCTAGCTAAATTGGAGGGCACTATGGCGCGAAAGACGAGTACATACACGGTGGACTCTGAGGGCAGGGACAAGGGAAAGCAGTTCCTACTCACAGAGATGGCCGCGACGAAAGCGGAGGATTGGGCTATTCGTGTGATGCTTGCGCTCGGAGCCGCGAACGTGGATATTCCCGATGGCGCTTTGCAGTTGGGAATGGCGGCGCTTGCGGAAATCGGCCTCAAAAAGCTGTTTGCGATTGATGCCGTATCAATCAGACCGCTACTCGCAGAATTGATGGAGTGCGTCGAGTTCGTTCCGAATCCGCAGAAACCGGCGGTCAAGGTGGGATACCCACTGTTTGAGAGCCAGGTCGAAGAAGTCAAGACGCTGCTGATGCTCAAATGGGAAGTGCTCAAATTGCATTTAGATTTTTCTCTCGCCGCCGGCCTCTCGGAATCACTCGGCAACACACTGGCGGCGGCAAAACACAAGCCGGGTACGCGAACGTCCCAAAAATAATTGGGGTCATAGTCGGCAGAAGATTGGCGACACTTTTGGAGCTTCAAACGGTCTACGGGGAAGAAGATGCTCATAACCTTCTCGAAATCATTGCCGTAGATTCAGAAAACGAGAGGGAGTAGACCATGGCAACAGTGATTGACAGCCTGATCGTCACCCTCGGACTTGACAGTAAAGACGTTGACGCAAAGGCTCCCGGTGTACGCAATAAGCTCGCCGATCTGGAAAAGTCCGCATCGAAGACCGAGCATGGCGTAAAGGGAATCGGCACTGCATCTAAAGGAACTGCATCTGAGCTTACAGTATTATCCGCAAAACTAGGTTCATTCCTCGCTGTTCTCGGCGGGACCGCGGCTGTCCGTGCGTTCGTCAAAGACACCATTGAGACGAATACTCAGCTTTACTTTCTCTCTCGCAATTTGGAGATGAACACGCAAAAGCTCTTTGCGTGGGGAGCGGCAGCGCAAGAGATTGGCGGAAGCAAGGGTTCGATTCAGAATTTCATGCGGACTATCGCGGGGATGCCGGGAGAATTGCTGATCGGGAAGATGCCTCAACTGCTTCCGCTCTTTGCACGCCTGGGCATAAACTTTCGTGAGCCGTTCGATCAGATCATGGTGGATCTGTCGAAACGATTCGCAGGCATGGACCGCAAGGTTGCTTTCAGCTTCGGCATGGCGAGCGGAATCCCCGAAGATGTGATGAACCTGATTTTGCAAGGGCCAGGAGCTATGCAGGGGGCACTGGCAAGAACAAAGGGATTCGGACCTACGGGGAAAGAGGCCGAGTCGGCGGCACAGTTGAAACTCCGCTTTACTGATCTGGAATTGTTGATTGTCAAGATCGGCTATGACCTGCTCTACAAGGTCACGCCGCACCTTGAGAAGTTTCTCGACATTCTCCAGAAGATCGGAGTTTGGGCGCAGCGTCACGAGAAGATTGTAGCTATCATTGCCGGGGTTGCAGCGGGCCTGCTTGCTATTGCCGGACTCGCCGGGGCTATCGGTGCCGTGTCGCTCGCATGGACGGCTCTATCGGGCGCTTTTGTAGCCGCGCTGCCAGTTCTTGCTGTAGTTGGGATTGTTGCGGCGCTCGGAGCCGCGATTCTGCTCCTTTGGCAGGATTACAAGGTGTGGTCCGAGGGCGGAAAATCCCTGTTCAACTGGGGGGATTTCGCGGAGGGGATCGATGTCTGTTCCACTGCGTTTGACGGACTCGCGGACAAGATCGAAAAAGCTACCGACAGATACGGGAAATGGTTGAAGTCTCATGGAATTGATTTGCCTGCCATAGGATCGGCGATAGGCGGAGTCATCACTGGAAGCAGTGCGGCTGCTAATGGGCAGGCATTGCGTAAAAAGTTCGATGTATTCATGGCGACGCATTCCGATAAAACCCTTTCCCAAGATGCGATAAACGGGTTTATCCTTCATGCGATTTATGAGGGAGAGGGTTTTTACGATTACTCTAAAGGGCAAAACATACCCCAGAGAGCGCACAACCCCGGAGACATAGAGTACGGGGATTTCGCAAAATCGCACGGAGCTACGGGTTACGTTCTCGCCCAAGGTGGTAAGAAGATTGCCACCTTTGCTAATGACGATATTGGTAAAGCCGCAGCCCGGGCTCTGCTTGGCACTAAAGGGTATGCGAGTCTTTCTCCAGAACAGAAACTTTCTAGGTGGCAAACAGGTTCCTCATTATTAAACGGCGTCTCGAATGCTTCCAGGGTTCCGGCTTCGGTGTCTTCGGCGACAAATACGAGTAGTACCAGCAACGACAACAGCAAGGTAACACACATCGGAACGATCAATATGAGCAATCCAGCCGGAAGCTCTGCCATGACGCCTTCGATGGTGCGCGGGATGGATTGGAACACGCTTTTAACGCAACAGAACTTTGGACTTTACTGATGCCGCTGATACCCTATCCGTCGGTCCCGAACTATCCTGGTGTGCCAGCGATTCCCCGAACCGCGCCCGGATCGCCGAGTATCAATATCAGCATCGCGCCTGCTGCAGAATGGGTAAACCAATCGCCGGGAGAATTGCCGTGGGGAATCTTCACTTTAGCAAATGAGCCCGTCTATACGCCAACAGACGGCGGAACGCTTTCCGTTCTATCGTTCGGGTTTATGCGCTCGATGCAAGTCAGCGATTTCCCGATTGAAGCGAACAATGTAAGTCAGGGAGCATCTTTTGCGAGTTTCAATAAAGTTTTCGTTCCATCAAATCCAGTTGTCACTTTAGCTCTCAGCGGTACTGAGGGTGAGAAAATAGCCTTTCTTGCTGCGATTGATGCGGCCTGCCAGTCAACTTCTCTCTACAATGTCTACACCCCAGATGCTTCATATAGTGGATCGCAGGGGGCTTGCACGATAGAGCGGTACAGTTACCAGCGCACGGCCACGCATGGCGCTACCATGCTGATCGTAGAAGTATCACTCAAGCAGATTTTACAGGTCACGGCGGCGCTGAGCAATGTGGCAAATGGAACGACTGCGATTACTTCGCCGCAATCCCCAAGCGCAACGTCTCAGGTGAGCAACGGAATCACGCAGCCTTCTACGCCTCCTACTTCATGGCTGGCACAGATATTTGGGGGCGGCACGGTGGGAGTCAAGTAATGCAGCAGATCGTTCTTCAATCCGTGCCTTCACAGCAGACACAGGTTGTGCTTGATGCACAGTCATGCTCTATTTCTGTGTATGTGAAAAACCAATGTATGTTCTTTGACTTGGCTGTGAATGGGACGCAGATCGCTTACGCCGTGCAATGCAAAAACCTCGTATCGCTTGTGTCTACATCCTACCTTGGATTTTCGGGATGGATGGTCTTTTTCGATACGCAGGGAACGGATGATCCCGTTTACACTGGGCTCGGTACGCGCTGGGTTTTGCTCTATCTCGACTCAGCAGACTTGGAGGCGTTCAATGGGATCGGCTCCTAGTTCTTTCCAAAACACGAAAGCATTAAGGTTTATTTTCACACTGGCGAACGGATCACTGTTTTCCTCTGGCGGGCAAACGGGAAACACGATTACTCTTGAAGGATTACGCGCCTCAGTTTACATCGACAATGCGGGCGGAGCGATGATGGGGACGCTTCGGGCGCAAATATTCGGCGTGACGGCAAGCGACATGAACACGCTAACCAGCATGCTATGGGACGACTTGGTTGTGAGTTCTTCGGGATCGTCGTTTGCGTTTAACTCGATTCAGGTGTTTGCTATTGACGGGACACAGCAAACTCTTGTCTATAACGGAGACATTCTGAATTGTTGGGGCGTCTATACCTCGATGCCAAACGCGTATCTCTACGTCGAAGCGCAGATCGGTTACTCCGCACTTGTGCAGCCCGTAGCTCCTCTCAGCATCGCAGCGAATACCGATGTGGCAACAGTCATGCAGCAGATCGCCTTCGGCATGGGATATCAGTTTGAGAATAACGGAGTGAATATCGCGGTGGCCAAAGGTTCCTACTGGGGAAACACTCTAATGGAGCAGGCCCGCTCACTCATGCAAGCATACAAATTTTGGATGTATCTCGACAGCACAAAGCCTAATACGCTAGCGATTTCTCCTTACGGGCAAGCTCGCAATACGGCGGTTCCTCTCATTTCTCCGCAGACCGGATTGGAAGGCTACCCGATATTCAACAGTACCGGAGTCAATTTCGAGACGCTATTCAATCCTGCCATCACCTTTGGGGGCGCGGTTCAAATAGCTCAGACTGATCAAAATGTTCCAAAGGCGAACGGGACTTGGATCGTGGTTTCGATGTCGCATCAGCTTTCAAGCCAGACGCCTGGCGGTTCATGGAAGACAACGGTTAATGCTGTATCGCCGACGACCGGCGCGCCGCAAGTGGGGGCATGATGGGATCAGTTACCAATCCGGCGGGAATGTTGCAACCCTCGACGCTATGGGGAGTACACAATAATCTCGCGTTCATCATTCAACAGGCACTCTCTAAGGTGCAGACGGCGACGGTCGTCAAGGTCATTGCCTGCTCAAATGACGGCGGTGTGTCCCCTGTTGGCACGGTCGATGTGCAGATTCTAGTGAACCAGATCAGCGGGCAAAAGGTCGCCACTCCTCACGTAACAATGTACGGGCTTCCCTACCTACGCATCCAGGGCGGAGCGAATGCGGTAATTATTGACCCGCAACCAGGAGACATTGGCATTGCAGTTTTTGCGAGCCGCGATATTACGACCGTAAAAAGCACTAAAGCGCAGGCCAACCCCGGAAGTTTCAGGATGCACGACTTTGCGGACGGGATGTATCTGGGCGGCCTGTTAAATGGAGTGCCCAGCCAGTACGTCCAGTTTGGCTCAGGAGGCGTCACGGTCGTTTCTCCTGGTACTATCACCCTTCAGGCTCCAAATATCGTCCTACAGGGCGCTGTGGCCCAAAGCGGGGGTAATGTGACCATGGCGGAAGACCTGACGGTAGGCGGAGACGTTGTGGCTGATCTCACCGGCAGCACGTTTGATGGAATCCCGTTTGCAACTCACAAACATACAGGGGTAACATCGGGTAGTGGAAACACTGGAGGGCCAATAGCATGAGTTCGCCCCTTAATACGCTGCTTTTGGACAATTTGGCCTGGGACTTGGTTCTCGACTCTAATGGCGACATTGCGCTTGCGGCTCCTCCCTATGCCGTTGCTCAGGACGTGGCAAGTGCAATACGGCTGTTTTTAGGGGAGCTTTGGTACGACACGACCCAAGGCGTGGCCTATTGGCAGCAACTTTTAGGCCAGAATCCTGCTACATCTCAGATCGCGGCGGCATTCAATAAAGCGGCTTTGACAGTACCGGGAGTGGCCACGGCAAATACGGTCATTACCTCGATTGTGGGCCGCAAAGTAAGCGGGCAAGTGCAATTTACTACCAGCGACAGAACCGGCACTACGGTGAACTTCTGATGAGCGGACACATCTACCTAATCCGAAACCTCGTGAATGGCAAGGGCTACGTCGGACAGACCGTGACGCTAGTTCCACGCAGGTTTGACAGACATAGGTACAGCGCCAATCAAGGAAGTGGGGATGCCCTCCATCGCGCCATGCGAAAATATGGGGTTGAGAACTTCTCTGTAACGGAAGTTTTATCCTGCGATCCTCTTTTGCTGAACGATCTTGAAAGGCACTACATCAGATTCTACGGTACGCACGCTGTCCTTGGGCATGGCTACAATCTTACAGAAGGTGGAGACGGTTCTCCTGGTTCTGTTCCAACGACAGAGCAGAGAGAGAAAATGTCTATTGCACATAAGGGGAAAACGATACCGAAGGAGCAAAGAGACAAGATTTCTGCTGCGTTAAAAGGCAGGGTGGTTTCAAAGGAAACCGCAGCGAGAATATCGGCAGCAAAAAAAGGTAAAAAGAACTCTACTGAGCATAAGTCTCATATGGCCGAAGCAAGAAGAGGTAAACATCATTCTAAGGAAACAAAACTTAGAATGAGAACAGCGCAAACAGAGCGTAGAAGGAGAGAAAATGTCAACTAGCGTGCCTCCTATAGTCTTTACCGCGCAGGGTATTGTGTTGCCCACTGACGCGGCAATTCTGGCCGGGGTAATGGCAGACTACGACTCAGCTTTTGGCGGAGGTTTGGGGCAAGGATTGTCAACTCCCCAAGGACAACTGGCTTCTTCTGAATCTGCGATTATTTCAGATAAGAACTCGGCAATCGCCTATATATCCAATGCTGTCGATCCGCAATATGCTGAAGGCCGCTTCCAGGACGCAATCGGAAGAATCTACTTCATGACGCGCAACCCGGCTTCTTCCACGGTCGTCATTGCTACCATCGGAGGCTTGCCGGGAACCTACATTCCCGCAGGTGCTCTTGCGCTGGATACCTCTCAGAACGTCTACCAGCTTCTAGGCGCGGTCACAATCGGTCCCGGGGGCACAGTCCCTGCCGAGTTCGCCAATGTCTCTACAGGGCCGATTCCATGCGTGGCGGGAAGCCTAACACAGCTTTATCAGACCGTGCCAGGATGGGATACGGTGACAAATTCGGCGGCTGGTATCCTTGGCTCGGATGTGGAGAGTTCACAAGCCTTTGAACTTCGCCGCCAGAACTCCGTTGCGCTTAACAGCCATGGAACGCCAGATGCTATTTTTGCAAACGTGTACGCCGTTGCTGGCGTGCTTGATTGCTACGTGATTGACAACCCTTCAGGAAACACGGTGGACTATGGACCGACAAATTATCCGCTTGCCCCACACTCAATTTATGTTGCGGTCGTTGGCGGCTCGGCCAGCGCAATCGCACAAGCTATATGGAACGCCAAAGACGGCGGCTGCAACTACAATGGAAACACAACAGAAACCGTCTATGATACCCGCTACGCTGCCCCACAGCCCGCCTACGCGGTGACATTCGAGATACCGTCGCCTGTTCCGGTGTATTTCTCCGTAACCGTGACGAATGCGGTGGCACTCCCTTCCGACTATGCGACTCTGATTCAAAACGCGATCATCGCACAATTTAACGGAGAGAACGGCAATACGCCTGCCGGAATTGCCGCGCTAATTCTGGCGCTCAGTTATACTGGGGCAATCTTTGCTGCGGTTCCAGGGCTTTCGCTCGTAAGCATTTTTGTTGGCCTGACGTCTTCGCCAACCGGATACGAAGCGGCAATGGGAATTGACCAGAAACCAACTCTGGACCTGAGTGGAATAACGGTGACTGCGATCTAGTTATGGAAAATGTTCTACAGTCCGCGATCAGCCAGTATGGGAACAGTCCGACGATCCTTGCGCTCATCGAATCGTTTAACGCTGCCGTTGATCCCTCCAGCGATATAGACAACTTCTATGTGTGGGTTTGGGATGTGGCAACGGCGCGAGGGTTCGGACTCGACGTATGGGGGCGCATCGTTGGAGTCACCAGAATGATTCCAACAAACCCAGTAACGATATTGACCGACGCACAGTTTCTTGAATTGATTCTGCTCAAGGCGCTTGCCAACATTTCACGGGACAGTTCGTATTCCATCAACACCTTGCTCATGGATTGGATGGCAGGGCGCGGACGGGCATACGTCAACGATCTAGGCAACATGGAAATCCGGTATATGTTCGAGTTTGTTCTAGCGCCGTTCGAGATTGATATTATTACTCAGAGCGGTATTTTCTTGCGACCAGCGGGCGTGGGCGGATGGATGGTTAACACCGCTCTCCCGGTTTTTGGATTCAAGGGAATGACGGACGGTGCGGCTCCATTTGGTCAAGCGCCATTTATGGGCGATGGAAATCCATTTGCTGTAGCGTGAGGGAACAATGCAACTGAGCCAAGTACCAGTACAAATTGTTGAGGCCTGGGCAACGTCGGGGAGCAAGACAAACCCGATCCCCGTTCCATCTCAGGTCGGAATAACTCCCGGCGCGGCATCCTGGACTGACGGATTTCCGCCGCTTTGCGATACCCCGCTTATATCGGGTGGTATCCCGCCTTCGATGCAGGATATGAACGGCGGCCTATTCCAGATGTCAGCGGTTGACGTTTGGATGTGCGCGGGCGGCGGTTTCCCGTACAACTCTGCTTTTCAAACAGCCATCGGCGGCTATCCGAAGGGCGCTCGTGTTCTCATGGCGAGCGGAAACGGCTATTGGGTAAGCACGGTGGATAACAACGTGACTGATCCAGACACAGGAGGCGCTGGATGGGCCAGTGCTGACGAGAATGCGATGACAGCTCTTACCGGCGATGTGACAGCTACCGGACCAGGAAGCGCAGCGGCGACACTGGCGTCAAGCGGTGTGACGGCTGGAAGCTATACGGAAGCAAATATTACCGTCGATGCAAAGGGGCGGGTTACGGCGGCAGCGAATGGGAATGGACTTAGCGGATTCACGTCTGGAAATAATGCCAACGGGTACTGGGTGAAAGACCCAACCGGACACATCCGCCAGTGGAGCAATAGCGTTGCCATAACAGGGCATCCGTCCTATGTTCCCTTCCCAATTTCATTTGTAACCGCAGGCTCCATTAGCGTACAAATCAATGAAATTGGTCCAGATGGGACGTTCTATCAAATTTATCTTGATAGTGCAGCCATGCCAACTATTTCCGGCTTTACGATTGCCGGCGTTTCTTTTTCAGGGGCTCTTAGCCTTTGCTGGACAGCAGACGGTTACTAAGGAGATTGTCTTGAAACTATCGATGATGTTGACGCTGATTTTGGGAATGGCTTTTGCTCCTACTGTCTATGCACAGACTAGCGGAAGCACTCCACCGCCTCCGCCAGTCTGCGGCTCGACAAATGCAGGAGCGATCTACACGAACACCGGTACCAGCCCAGCGACGGTCTATACGTGCTCCTACTACAATCTGATGTGGCAATGGGTCGTGAATCCGAGCTATGGAGGTCTGGTATCGTATCCGACGGTGCCGACAACGTGCTCAGGAGCCCTGCCTGTATTTCTGGCAGGATGGCCGAATACGCAGATGTATATGTGCGTCAGCGGTGTTCCTTTACTTATTGGAGGAACCGGAAACGCCATAGGTTCATTCACCTACGCCGGTACGAGTGCGCCGTCTGCTACTTGCTCGGCACTGGTGAATAATGGATTCATCGCCACAAATTCCACGCCGCAAGCGTATCAATGCTCCAATGCGACGGGAATCTATCAGTGGAACCCGCTTGGTGGCAGCGGCGGCGGTTGCCCTCTAACCGGCTGCACGTTTACCGGCGCACTCACCGGCACCAGCGCATCGTTCTCAGGCACTGTCGCGGCTGGCGCTGTGGTGCAAACCAAACTCCCCGCCATTGATCCAACTGCATCCGCTTATGCGGCAACTGCAAATATGGCGA